ATGATAGACTCAATGGTGTTTCTTTTTTGTGTATTAATAGTAGAAATTATGGTTTGTTCAATAGCCATAATACGAGAGTTGGCCGATATAGTTAGAATTATGAAATTAAAGTAGGGAGAAGGACAATGAAATGGTATAATGTTCTTGGCTATTTAATCGCAATATCACCTTTGCTTGCCATGCTGATATTCCTTCTGTTAAAATTATCTTTAGTGGAAAACATTAAAGTATTAGGGATAATATTAGGAGCTCTAATTATAAGCGGTATTAGCATATGGTTAATGACCAAAGAGTAATAATGAAAGACCCTGCGGAGGGGTGCAGGGTCAGTGTTCGAGGCAGAGCTTGCGCCCTTAGAATGTCTGAGATTTATTCAATTCAAACTGTGTATCATCAAATACCGCTTCTCCTCCTGTGCCTTTACTAATACTGTTTGCAACTGTAGCCACTGTGTCAATCAACGTGCTGACAAGTTCTGGAGTGAGGGCAGCGAGTGTTTCAGCTTGGCCTCCTGTCGAGAATGAAGCAGTGTCAGCAATGGCTGTGCTGACAAAGTTAGTAACTGCCGCCTTTTTTAACGGCCCTTGTCCGTCGCCATACGCCTCTTCTGCAATACCCATGAGTTTAACAATCATAGGGGCTGCCACGATTGCCACTGGCGGGATTACTACCCCGAATAATGCAAGCAACGGGGTCAATAAACTTGCACCTGAAAGTAACGATTTTAAAGCACTTAAAAAACTCATCTTAGACCTCCTTTTTCCCTATATCGGGATTAATTTTAGTAAACCTACTTGCAATCGCCACAATGGCCGGTACAATCAAATCCCTCCATGTCCATGTGTTACCCTGCATTAAGGGTAATATCGCCACCAGGGCGGCAACAATATACCCACCTATTGAAGTCTTGACTCCCTCACCGAATAAAAGATTAATTACTTGCATAAAGCCTCCTTATATTTTATGACAGCCATCCATGCCCGAATCCTGATAGTCAATTCCTGTTTCCAAGCAGGGTCTATCAAGAACTGTATCCCTTGCATAGTAGGGTGTTGGATTATCTTTACTGTTCATGGCTGTCATTTTGTTTTAGGTTCAGTATCCCTTCCTTCCACAAATAGTCTATGATTTGTTCTGTTATTATCTCGCAGTCTCCAAAATGTTTCCTTTCGCTTTGATAGATAATATTGGTAACACGGTTAATTTTCTGGAATAGTTCTATATCAGGTACAAAGGGAAGTTTCATTTTACCTCCCATCCCAGCACATCGGCTGTCATTTTCTTTAAATCTGCAAGATGCTCATTTAATACTTTCAATTCCTGAATCAGTTCCCTGAGAAGTTTTATAAGGTTCATTCTCCCCCCTTTGATCGCTTTTTTTGGTCTTGCCGAATGTCCTTCAATGATGTTTTTATCTCCTGAAAGGTAACCTTAAACCATTCCGTATCCTTTGCATCTACCGCGATATACTTCTCATTCTCAGTGATGCGCCTGGAATGTTCAGCCGATAATGTTTCCATCTTCCCTATCCTGTTCTCGTGGTCTTTTTGTGTGTACTGCCAACCATAATATGAGCCAACAAAGGTTAAACACCCACCAACTACAAGCGTTATCAGATATGCCAATAGTGCCGGTTTATCAACTTTCCAACCATCTTCAGTTTTTATCATCGGACTCATGCCGTATTACCTCCCTATTCAGATTTTATAGTAATTTCCATGCCCTATCGAAACATCCTTTTGGCAATGGACGTCCGTTCTCGTGATAGCACATGGCCTCAATCAACCTTCTCATATCCTCAATCTCATAGCCTATAACTGCATCCCTGAGAAAACCTGAAAGCACGCAAACTGTTTCAATATATGCCTCACAGTTGTTCTCACTTGAAGGCGCATAAACTGGGATTATTTTCTCAATGGTATTAAGCCCACGTTTTTTGATGTAGGTTCTGAGGACAATCAGCATACACCTCAGGCCATGTTCCATCGTATCGAACTGCTCGAACTTGCCATCGGAATTAAACTCTACCTTACCCACCCACTTGGCAGAGGAAATAATTACGTTTCCCGGATTAAAATTCCTGAATCCCCTTGGTTCTTTCATCTCATACCCCCTGCAAATTTAACCTGAATGTCATTAAGTTCGGTAATGCCATTACATAATTATGCTGCAATATAAAATCCACTAAAATAAAGAATAACCGCAGCATCTACTAAATCAGTACCGGTCACAACTAATACATTTGCATTATCTCTCGTCCATACCAGCGATATTACTGTACTGTTTGAGTTTACCCTCATTAACAGCTCAAGGCCGGAGGCTGGGTAATTAATTATGCTCTGGTTTGTTGGTCTGACTAAACCCAATGCACGAGCATTGTTTAATGAGGTAAATGGCAACCCTGTAATCGTTACGGAATTGGCTAATGTCCCCGTAGCAGTAGCAGAGGCTTCAATCCACCCCCAAATATATACGACATTACCTATTTTAGTGTAGAGACCCGCATGTTGACCTAAAGTAAATACTATGTCTGTTCCTACAAAATTCGGTGTCCATGTCCCTTCCTCATAACCCAACGTCTTCCCGTCGGCGATGGTAAGTGTCGCTCCAGTTGCAGGCTGGGTGATCGTGACCTTATTTATTGAGGTAGCCGTGGCAACCCCTAAAACCGGAGTAACAAGAGTCGGAGTCTCCTTCGGCGCCTTACTCGACATCGCCACGGCTTCGTCAAGGGTTGTTGCTGCTGTAACATTAAGTGATGCATCAATATTTACTGCTGCCCCTGCCGCCACGTCAAGGGAGGCTGAACCATTGGTGACGTTGAAGGTGTTGGAGCCGCCAGTTATCACGGCACTATTTATTGTAGCTGTCCCGGTAGTGTTTGTATTACCATTAAAGTATCCGGCCCAGTTGGTATCTGCCCCGGTTGCTGCTGCATAAATACCATAAGCCGTGGATGTTCCTGCCGTGTCCCCTGTTGCTGTAAACCATCCACCATATGTATTCTTTGTCCCCGCATCGGTAGACCCTGTATTGGCTGCTGTTACATATTTACCATAGATAGTTGTTGTACCAACACTTGTATCAGCTTGGTCTTTTGTAACCCCTGTATAGTCACCATACATAGTGTGATTAGTCCCCGTGAGTACGGTGTGATGAACAAGGGTGTTTAGAGTTCCATACTGTATAACACCAGTGGTAGAAGTCCCAATGGTATCTATGTCGAGAGCCCTGTTATTTGTTGCTGCCGAAGTAAGTTGTACCTTAACGAGTCCATCAAGACCAGTATGAGGGGTTGTTCTGCCATCAAAAAGAAGGTAGTTGCCTACGCCAAATAATGCTATCGGACTCCCAGTGAGTGTCGGCCCCGCAGCCCTTACCGGCGCACCTGTGCCTGTGGAGGTTGTCCAGACAGGATTAACCCCTGCACCTCCTCCAACTAAAATTTGTGCTGTAGTGCCTGCCTGATAGAGAATTGAGGGGACAAAACCACCGTAGACTACGGTATCTGATTTAGCGTAACTTACTGAAATAAAAGACATTATTACTAAGAATATCAAAATATTCTTTTTCATACCAAACCTCCTTGTTGCATTTTTTTATTGGTACAAACGCTGATAATACTAACGACATGGTTAAAAAGCGTAGATGTTTTAAGGAACAACCAAGGGAAAAAGGGAAAAAGCTTACACACGAAGATATTTTCAAAATAAGACAGGACACCAGGCCGAGAGAAATCATAGCCAAAGAATATGGAATATGTGGGAGATCTGTTTGGGAAATAAAAAATAAAGTAACGTGGAAGTATCTCATTTGATAATGTTTTCTCGTATTCCAATGTAACCTCCTTTATCTTATGATGGAGTTATTTCTGTAAAAACTCCGGTTGCGTTAAGTCCTCTCCATTTATCTGTAGCTCCGGCTCCGACAGCAGTAAAGATTTGTCCATAGGACGTACAATAAACTTGTTTCCCTATATATTTATTATTTGTGTTTATTCCTCCGGCTGCTGCCGCCAATTCAGTAGCGGTTTGTCTCGGTATTCCATCTATAATCCAAGCACCGGAACGGGTTATATCACCGATACTGTTTGATAACATTAAGTGATTAGAGGGAGGAGCTGCCACAGCAGATTCTTTGTAAGCATAAGCACCGGCGGCCAAATCAACTACATTATTATTTCTTGCTACAACATTATAACAATTCGCTCCATCAATTCTTACCGCTTCACTCATATTTGCTTCTGTACTTCCACCCCACTTATCACCACCAAATTTGTTCCCCTCAATGATAAAGTTTTTGAGATAAGCCGCAGTAATACCATATCCTACTCCTGCCGTCCCTATATTAGCCATAAAACAATTTTTTATACTTCCGGTCTGCCACTGAGTTGTGGCGTAAACGGTTGTAGCTGCGTAGAAATAGATACCTATTGCAGAACAATCGAAGATATTCACATTGTCAATTATCGCATTCTGCATTATTCCTACAACTCCATTGTGCATACCCCTTACGTAACCTTCTATATGTCCATTTCTTATTACATAATTACCATCAGCTACAATACCATATCCAACCCCTTCTCCTGTTAATGTAAAATTCTCAAGAACATAGTCAGCCAAATCGGCCTGATATTTCTCATCCAATTCGGTAGCAGGGGCGGTATTCAAATATCCAGCAGCGCTTAACGCTGATAATATAATGCCACTGCTGGATGTTTTACCTACTATATCTCTGAAAACCACATTACGTTTAACGCCATAAAGATATTCAGCACCAGGATTATAATTTGCCGCCTCACCAGTACCAGCAGCTATAACGGAAACTATTCCATCTATTGCGTATAAACCATCTACTTCACAATTAAATGCTCCTCTTATCCCAAATGCTGCATTGGTTAATACATTCTGGATTACTATGTTCTTAAACTTCATATTGAAGGCATGGGAGGTCAAAACTAAATGGGGATCAGCAACACGAGCAGCCGTATAAGGGTCTGATGCCTGCCCAAACTCATAGTCAAATCCTTTTGTTGCAGAATCTTTTCCATCTATAATGATATTCTCTACAAGTACATTCCTGAGTCCACCTATAAACTGCATACCAGTCGTACCCGTCCCAGCAGTTGTTGACTCGGCTTGAACTGTTAAATTACGTAGTACGATATTACCAAGAGGTCTTGCTAACTCATCATCGTAAGAACGAGGAAAGTATGTAAAAGTAACAGCCCCATCATTTCTTGAACCCATCATTACAGCAGCATTGGCGCCTGATATAGCATTAGTTTCATCATACAGGGCATGGATAGTGCCATTTTGAATTGAGACATCACTTAATCCATACAGGAAACCAGTATTATAGTCTCCGGCAACTGGCGTGTAGTCAAGTCTCAATGTAGAACTCATCAGGTCTAAGTGAATATCATATCGTAAAGGGATGTAATTGTTGAAATAGTAGGTTCCCTTATTTCTAAATGTAATTTTCATTGGTATACCATCAGCCATCCCACCATTTGCTAATGGTGAAACCAACATCCTTAACATTTTAGTGTTATAGGTGGCTGCGGTTGCATCATCAGGGATGATACCAAACGCAGCTACATCGTAAACACCCCCATTCGTCAACACTACCTTTCCCGTCCCGGTACATGAAAAAACATTGTATAGTCCTGCTTCAAATGAGCCATTGATGGTAAGGGTTTTGCCGTTAGCAATATTAAATGAACATGCCGGTTCTGTGACAATCTGTGTCTTTACGTTTGTAGACACATCGGCAGTTACGTTGATAGAACTGTCACATACGAGTACCATAGGGTTTGCCCCTATAGCGGCTACTGCGGTAGTTAAATCTGGGTATGCAGATGTTCTTACTTCTGTGGCGCCAGTTGGCAATGGACTCCAACCTGATAGCCATAAATTATCCCATGTATTGATAGTCACACCTGTAGAATCTTTTACAACAAACTTGTACCAACCATTGCAGTAAAGTTGATATTGTCCGTTTGTATCAAGCGTAACGGGATTTGTAGCTGCACTTGTTTCGTTGGCATCCGTCCAGCAAGTTTTTGCAGTAGCTGTTGTTCCGGCAACGTAGGTATAAACCTTTGCCCCAGAGAGAGGACTACCATTGCTGTCGTGCAACCCTGAGAGTAAAAAACTTACCTGAGTTGCCTGCGAAGCAAAAGTTTGATATGGAACAAAAACAAACAAGATTAATATTAAAAAATAAAGTAGTTTTTTCATTTTACGCTCCTTAATATCCCGCCGAACAATCAATTTTTAAACTTGTAGTAGCATCACCTACTACTTTGCTTACATAATTTCCTTTGATATATCTACCCTGTTTGTTGACAAGATAAAATCTTGTAGGGCTTGCTGTCATGGTAATAGAATCTTCAATACCCGTTGAATCATATATTCCTGTCTTATCGGCAAGAGCAATACCAAAGGTTATACTCGTAGGCGCTGTACCGCCCCATGTGGCAACACAGTTAAATCTGTTATAAGTCTGCCCCAAGTCAAATTCTGCCCCTGCACCAGTTGTAACCGTAGTGGCAAGTATAGGGAACGGCCCGTTCCATTGAAAATTGACTTCCTCAACGGCAAAAGCAGGGACAGCCATCAAAACCAGTGCTAAGACGATAAATAACTTTTTCATTTGTTGCCTCCTATTTATTATTGCATTTCTTTTTGCATAGGTTGTTTTTTCAACTCAATATGCGTTTTAACATAAGCTCCAAGTAAATCCTGCATCTGTTTTTTTAAGTCTGTCATAACTTCTGCCTTCCTATCTCTTGTGATTCCTTCCATTTTAGATATGTCTGTATCTTTAACTTCTTTGTATAATTTGTTAAGTTCTCCATATTCTCTGGAAAACCTTGTTGCTAATTTACCCATTTCGGCTTTTGGAGTATATGCCCTATTATCTTCGGCAATATCAGCTTGATCGAATATCTCTTTTTCCCTTGCATACTGTGGCTTGTTTACAGCAGCAGCTTCGTTAAACCATTTAGGGAGAGCATAGTCTGTGCTTGCTCCTGCGAAACGTCTGACAATGGGTATTTTTGGAGTTTCTATAGATTCACCTTTATAATATTTTGCTGCCATATCTGTTAATCTTGCCATCGTAACAGCCGGGTCTCCAAGAAAGAAGTTGGAGACATAGTCAATGGTATTAGGAGATATGGATATGTCTCCACTTTCAAACTTATCGCCACCTGTTTTTGCATTGAGAAATGAAGCCACTCCCTTGCTTGCCTCTGTTGCTGACTGAAAGTATTTTTCTGAACGTGCTTTTGTCTCACCAGGCATAAGTTCCGGGTGAATTGGTGCGCCTGACCAGCTATAATTAGTTGCCACTTCAAGGGCAGGTTTTATTAATGTCGGGACAACAGATGTTACACTTCCCCCACCAAGAGGGTTAAAGGCATCAATCATATTATTCACCACATCCAATGCTGCACCACCTGTTGTTTTCATAGGGTCGTTAATTGCGCTGTCTATAGAACTTGCCAATCCGAAATATGGTCTATGATAGAATCCAAGCGGGAACTTTAAAGGTTCTTTTGCTCCGGGAGGCCACAAGATTAAGTTTCTTGTTTTTTCGCTTTGTGATAATTTGTCAAAGTTATTGATACCGTTTTCATCTATGCCTGCGTTATAACGGTTCAATTCCATAAGAGCCAACCCTGTACCAAATATACCTGCCCCGACAACTGCCCCTCTTTTGGTACTCGCTAAGTCTATCATTCTCTTTGCACCTTGAACAGCAGGGTTTGAGAACATATACAATGCCTTCATATGTCTCCCCCATTCACCCATCTTGTTGAAGTTCACGGTAACATTTTTAGCGGCTGAAATTGCCTCATTGATAGGTACTCCCTGCATTCTCAGTTCGTGGAATAACGCCAACCTGACACCATTCTCTGTAGATTCAGAAATATCCTGCACAAAATCTGTCACCTTGTCCCATGATCTTAATGCCATTGGCTTTGCACCTTCTCCGGCTCTCGATGCAATCTGTTCCATTGTTTTTAATTCACCTTCAAAATCTCTCAATGAATAATATCCTGTAGGCCCACCATTTTCTTTAAATATCTTTGCGCTTGTATCCATTGACATGGGATCACTCAAATCAAGCCTACTTTTTGCTGCCCTGTATGACGATGCTATTCCATTGGGTATAGTTTTTAACGTTTTCCTTGCAGTTTTTAAATTCATTTCTACACCGATAGAATGAACCGCATCAAGCAAATCTCTACAACCTGCATTGGTTATAAGAAACTCAGGGGATAAAGACGTTTTCGTCATACCTATTAACTTAATTGCTGCTCGTGATGCTTTCAATATCGGGCCTATTTGCCCTACACCTACATCATTCAATGCCCTTGCAAGGAGAGGGTCATCTTTGAATGTCATATACATTTGCTTGCCATCTTTAAGAAAAGAAACCGTATTCTCTCTTATAGCGGGATCGGTAGACATCCATGGGGGTTCTGATACCGGCCTAACCATGCCCGTATCGCTGTCATATTTCATCTTGGAACGCCATTCATTCATAGTTATATTTGGGTCATTGGCAGCTATTTCACCAAAAGATTTCTTTACGTTGTTCTCCATACTTCTGACTACAATGTTTTTATACTGCCTGAACATATTGGTTATAGGGTCATCAGCCATTGATTTACGGCCTACATAGTTTTTTATTCCGGCGCCTTGACGTAACCCTGAACTTCCGGGCATTACATTGGGTTTTTCAACACCACCCTGAAGGGTCACATAGAATGGTCCACCATCTGCTTCCCATGCTTTTGCTGTTTCGGCATCAATCAATCCCTCTTTCTCCATGAGTTCCCGCATAGATTTACCGAGTTCCCAAATAGGTTTTGCAAGTTCTTCATACTTTGCTGTTTTACCATCAGCTTTAGCTTTATCAAGGATTGCCTGTGCTTCGACATTGGTCATACCTGAACCATATTCGCCTGCTACTTCCTTACCTTCTGCTATGAGTTTAGCCCGCCTTGCCTCAACCGTTGCATTTCTCTGCTGTGAAAACTTTGCATAAACATAGTCTGACACTTCTTTCAATCCCGTATCAAATTTTCCCGATCTACCAACAACGCTGTTTACCCAAAGTTTCTGAATATTATCAACTTCGGATAGGGCATTTGCTATCATAGACTTGGTACGTTCTTCAAGTTTGTATGTACTCTTGCCTGGGGTTATTTGATTCGTTCTCTCATATTCCAATATCCTTCTTTGGGCATCTTGGAGTTTTCTGATAACACCATGCTTGACCGTTTCCCCTTCTGCAAGTTTAAGAATAGGGCGTAAAATTGAAGATGCAACATTCTGTAAACCACTTAATGCTTGCGGGAGGGGATTAGAATAAAGGGTAGTGGCTTTCCCTGCCTTAGTCTTTTGGAGGTCGGAAAACATCTTATCTCTTACCGTTTGAGCTTTATCTCTATATCCATCAACTATAGCTTGCATTTCGGCTTCGGTTTTATTTTTAAATATAGGGTATTCTTCTCTTAGTTCATCAAGTGTTTTTCCTACTTCTGTAGCCTTCTTGCCTTTTCTTTCTTTCTTTGTGAGGAATATGCCATCAGCTTCCATAACAGCCCTTGTGGTTGCCTTCTCAAATATTTTATCCCCTGCTTCGATTATTTTAATTTCTTCGGGACTCAATGGTGAACGCTGTGAAACTATTATTCCCTGTTTTCTGGATTGTTCATATTGTTCATATCCCTGTTGATGCCTTTTCGCATCGTGATAATCTTTTTCTGTGATAGTTTTAATCCCACCTGAAGTTTCTCCAGGGGTCGCAACACTTTCTCTTACGCCACCTGTTTTTATACGAAGTGCTTCTAAATCAGCTATCTGTTTTGACAAATCATTCCATTCAGCTATTTGTTCTGGTGTTTTTTTAGGTATTCTACTTGCCTTATTCCTTAATGTTCCTATTTCTTCAGAATAATGGTCAATAATAAAATTAGGGTCAACCGACTGTGTTAATTGATTTGTCGGATGTTTTTTACGATATGCGTCTATAAATTCTTGAGTAACCCCTTCAGACACCCCTATACCTTTCCCTTGTTCCACCCCTTTCTGTTCAACCTGGGGCATCGTAGAGGGTTGTTTCTCTGAATAATTTGGAGGTAACGGATTTTCTTTTCCTGATGGTGTCCTTGCCGTAGTCCCCTTTGATGCTTCAAATGTTGGCCCCCCACCCATAACATTAACCTGCGCTCCCTTTGCTATTTCAGCAGGAGGGGTTTCTAATGGAGACGCACCTTTATACTCTTTGTATAAAATATTGCTTTGTGGCAGGGATTCCGGCGTGATGCTTTTACCCGTCTTATTAAAATAGGCATCTTGCAGTTTTCCTATCGTTCTGCTTATGAACACCCTGTTCGCTTCCGACATTTCACCTTTTTCAAGATTGTTGTAAAAGTTTATCTTTTCGGTTATCTCTGGTACGGTCATGGTTTCAATAGGCTTGTTCTGAACACCCCCATATCCCTTTGTTTCTTCGGCAGTAGGTAGGGTTACATCCCATGCCTTTTGTCCTTCTGGTAAGGTTTGGTTGGTTCTACTTGCCTGTATTTCTTCAGGAGTAGGAACTTTAGCTTCTACTTTTTTACCACCTTCTACAATATCAAGCCCCTGATCTGGATAAATTCTATTGATAATCTCGTTCACTCGTTCGGTAGGCATGCCCTGTTTTTGTAGAGTTTCAATGATGCCCTGCATACCTGCTTCTTTACCACCCATTGTATCTGCATATATCTTACTCGTAGGTTCTACGGGTCGCTCTGTCGGTAAATCTTCAAAAACAAATCTTCCCCGTTGTGGAGTTCTTGCAAGTATTTCATCCGTCTTTTTCCATCCGGCAATCCGTTCTTTGCCGACAGCCACATCTTCACTGGTTGGTTTAAAATTATCCATCTTTGCTTTTTCAAATCCTGCTTTTATAAGTTCGGGAGGTACACCTTTTGCTCGTAATCCAGCTATCATCTTTGGACTACCAAACAATATGCCCATCCCTGCCATTTCATAAATAGTTTTTACTACTGCACCAACGGCAGGACTACCCGTAATATCAGTATAAATTTGCCCCAACTGTGTAGACGGTTCACTGATAACCTTCTGTATCGGTGTTTCTACAATTCCTGTATATTTCTTGCCCCACTCTGTTTCAGGGACATAACCATGAGTAGCTTGATAGTCTTCAATGGCTTTTGCACCTTGCGCCATAGAACCTTCAAAATTGCCACCACCTGCCAAATTCCCTATCGTAGCACCTATGCCCTGTAATCCTGCCACTGCTGCTGTAGGGATGTTAATAATATTGGTTCCTATAGCTTCAGCAGCGCCTAATATTGAGCCACCTGCATTTTTAGCAGTTGCCCATAGACCAGACTCTTCTTTCTGAGGTAAGTCAGAAAAAATATTTTTCTGTTCACTGGCCGGTAAATCTGCAAATACGTTTTCCATTTATCACCTATATGGATTATACCCTAATTCGGTAGCCATCTTAATAGCTTCTTCCTGCGTCCTTGCCTTAGACCTGATTTGTTTTTCAATTTCTGGAGTCATTGGTTTGAGCTGATTATTCGGTGTTACATTTGCATTTGGCACAACTCCCTGTAATAGTTCTTTTGCAGTTACTTTGCCGGTTCCCTTTTTAACTTGTGGCTTCCCTATCCCCTGTCCCCCCTTGACAGGCATTGATTCTCCAGTATCAAGATTAACAACACTTGCATTACCTGCTGCATCATAGGAAACTACTTTACGTTCTCTGGGGTTCTCAAGTCTATTCTGCATACTCTCCTGTCGTCTTTCTGATAGATTATATCTTTTTTCGGTAAGTTCTAACCGTCTTTCTTCACGAGCGTTTTTAGCTTCATCCGCTGCTTTCTCCACATGGTATTTTCCATCAGGCATTCTTGCTGCCCTGAATAATACATTACCTTTTTCATCGTTATAAGTAATAACCTTATTTCTGCTATCCATATTTATGCCTTTTGGATTTGCAAGTTCAAGCACAGGGTCTAACTTTCTAAGATTGTCAAAATTTTCTATAACCCAATCCATACCCATAGTTTCTGATAATTTTCCGACAATGTTTACGGCTTTTGTCATAGCTTCCATTTGATGTGACCTTGATTCTTCTGCTCGTTTGGCAAATTTGGCAGATACTTCGGGGTCAAATGACCGTGTTCTCTTTGCCATTTCCATATTATAAGCATACTGCTCAGCTTCACGGGCAACGGGGTTGTTAGTGGGTTGAATTTTTGGAGGTTGTGGTGTTGGTGCAATGTAGCCTTGTGCCCCTACATCTCCCATTTTTTGTGCCCCAGTAGCTTCCATACCGTACTGCATACCGGATTCATCTGAAACGTCTTGTTCAGAAAATGGAGTCGCTAAACCTATCTGCTGTCCCTGTGTACCAGTTAATGCCGCTGCTCGTTGTGGAGATGTCCCTCTTGTTATTTCATCTGACAGGAGCCCTATTCTTTTTTTATTGGCCAAATCTTGTTCAAACGCCTGTACCTGTGCGCCCCTATATTTAGCCATAGAGTTTCTTTCATTGGCAAGTCCTTCCATACCTGCTAATTTAACCCTGTTCATCTTACCTTCATTGTAGGCGTTTCCTAACCCATACCCCATCTCGTAACCTTCTTTCCAACCCATAATTATTTACCTCCCGATAATGAAGGTTTTGGTTCTGTTCCCTTTTCAATCCTTTGTACCTGTGAGGCAAACATCTTTTGAAGTTTATCTCTCTTGTCGAGGTATTCAAGGCTCGGCCCTTCTGTCATAATATGTCTGTCCAGTATACTGATTGCTGCCTTTATTTCCTGAGACTGAATAGCTTCGAGTTCTAACCAGTCCTGTTTTTCAGGTTGATTTCTACCACCCCTTAAACCTGCCCCCGGCTTATCTGCCATCCTTGATTGAGTTTGAGGATTAGGGATAACGGTTCCCGGCTGATCCGGGACAAACACTTCTGGGCCGTCTTCACCGACAACGGCGGGTATCCCTGGTTCCGGTCTGCCGCCTTCGGCAAAAAAGTACATAGCATCGCTACCACCTATGATGCCCTCTGCGGTAGTGCCTGTAATGCCAGATAGACCAGCCCCGGTACTATTATATCCCTGATTTAGTAGATAAGCAGATGCAAGCCCTGCATTGGTTCCCCCTATAGTATTATACATATTCCCCGTTGCAAGACCTCCCTGATATTGTAAATTGGCCTGATTTATCCCACTCTGCGTTGTGTTGCTTGCCATGCTTGAGCCTGCGCTATTGGCACTTGACCCCATTGTATTCGCCGTACTGACTGCCTGAGAAAGAGGAGAAGCGCCAGTTGCCATCTTAGTAGCATCAATTTTTCTTTGCCATGAATCAGCATAATCCTGCCCATAAATAGATTGAGTGTTGCGCCTATTTAATTCAAGGCCTGCACCTGAATTGGATAACCCTCTTGCAGAAAGGGCATTGGCATTTGCACGTTGCGTCTCTTCGAGTTGCCATTGACCGGCTGGAGATAAACCATTTTTAGTGGCGAATGCTTCATCAACAAGAACGGGAAGTTTTGCATAACCCTCCTTGGCTGCTGCAATAGCGCCGGGGAGTACGTCAAGACCGGCCTGCCTGAATGGTTCTTGAAGCTCGATAGACTTATTGAACATTGCCAACTGTGTAGCATTGGCTGCTGCCGAAGTTGCTGCCGAAGTATCGGCTGCTGTACTCGCTGCATCTTCGGTTGCATTTGCCCCTAATATTCCGCTAATTACACTCATTTTATACCTCTCATGTAGTGATGTTCTATCAAATCATAACCTTTTTTCTTGTATAACCTTGCCAACACTTCAGGATGTGAATCTACCATATGAATCATTGCTATCTTATCAGCCCCAAGTGCTTTTGCTTTTTTCTCAAATTCAAAAAACAAGGATATACCCCTGCCCCGATGTTCTTTTGATACCATCCAAAATGTTTCTATAGCATATATTAAAGGATCGTGTAACCCTTGGCTTACAACATAACCCAATGCTCCGTTCATTTCTCCTGTCTTATCGTTAATCAACATCAATATTCCTGCATTACCATCTTTCAATAACCTTTTATATTGTTTAGTAGCATGATCAACATCAACATTAACGTAAGCCGTTTCTTCTTCAAACTCCTTCATGTATTCGGCCACACTTCTTACATCTTCAACCATAGCGTCTCTTATCATGCTACCCTCACATCTGCTGTTGGAAACATATGTTTACCGTTGCTTTCAACATATTTTATAAACTTCTCATTAAGTGTTTCATATTCATTCTTAGTTATTCCCCTGTTTCTCCCTTGTGTCGTTCCGATGAATGGCTGAACCATTGCAGGATAAACTTTATATCCGCGTGGCATATCTTCCCATTCATTCATTATATCATCATATAGTTCGTTCTCAAAGCCGAAGAGAATGTTCCCATGATAATCTATCCCATAACCTTCGAGAAGATTTAAAGTATGTACTATCTGAGCCGACTTAATTTTTTTATTCATTCTGTCAAGTTTTTCCTGTATGAAAGATTCTATCCCTACAATAAAATAAATACAATTACTGCTTTTTGCTGCCAATGCCATGTCTTTGTCAAAGTTATCAGCCCGGATAGCTGCACACCATTTACCCCTGCTTTTCATACCTTCGCATATAGCAAGGAATCTATTCTTATTCACATTGAGGGTGTTGTCGTTGAATACGGTTATCTCATTGCCGTATTTAGTCCTATAATGGTCTATTTCTTTCCACACACTATCTAATGACCTTTCCCTATAATTGCATGTGTGGGCACAGAATGAGCATCTGAACGGACATCCTCTGCTTGCCAGTATGCCCATATATTTATAGCCATGCCGTTTGTGATATTCTTCTATACCAAATCCATCATAATCAGGCCACAAAATATCATCTATCGGTATTGTTATATCTATTTCACCTTGAAAAACTTCATCAACATATTTGGCCATAATGTCGGGTTTAAAAGTAGCTAAAGCTCCCCCGATAACTGTCTTGATTCCTTTATCTTTACAAATACCAGAATCTATGACTATTCTTTCAAAAAACTCTTCAAACCCAGTAAACATCACTTCATCTTGATTCTCTATCTCTTTTTCAAAATCATAGTCCCAAAGATTATAATTAAGAATTTTTACATTATGCCCCTGATTCTTAAGAAATGACGAAACGTACATGAAGCCCAAAGGATAGCAACATGCGTCATCAAGTCTAACACCGTATTTATGAAGTACAAGGCATATATTCATAATAATGTCGCCGTCACTACTCCGTTTATTGTTTCAATCCGGTAATAATTACCATTTGTTGTGTCTTTCACGATTAGTCCTTTCCATGCTGCCGGTGTAATAGCACTATTTTTCCCCAAATAGTATGTATCATCTGTTCTCGGGTATATCAATTCAAAACGTGCTGTGGCATACACCCTTAATTTCTGGTCAAATAGAAATTCTCCCATGCCTTCATCATAAGTAATCTTTCCCGTTGTGGTTTCACCGTCAAACTCAAGAATATAATCAATGCCTGTTTCTTTATTCCCAATTATTAATTTAGCTCCAGGCCCCGGAGTTATTACTATATTGCCGTTGGCATCAATCTCGATATGAGATTTGCTGTTTACCGTTTTTACTTCTGATTTAGATGACCAGAACCAACCCATTATTTATACATTCTCCTCAATCCCACTTATACTTACTGTTACTTTATCTGCTGTCCCCGCTAACCCTTTTATTGCATCCCCCGCATTCAACACACTGCTTAATGACAGTATTTTAGTTTCCCCGGCTGCAAAACTTACAGCACTCATTATTGCCCCTTTTGCCAACGTGCCCCCATCCTTTAAATAATTCATCGTTACTGCAATGGCGTTTGTGTCTGTATTACACAATATTATTTCCTTTACTATAGAACGTGTAGCCGCTGGCACGGTATAAAGCACCGCCGTTGCCGCTTGTAAATAGGTATCCTGGCACATCGCCTTTGTTTGATAAGCCATTTTATCCTCCCATTCCCATAAGTATTAGGGTCTCTACGTCTCTTTTTATTTTTTTTATTTCATTTAAATCTGCACTATTCATATTTATCATTTTTATAGCCTTGCTACCTTCCGTTTCTTTCCCTATATCGCCGAATGAATTTACATTCATCATTGTAAATACCGTAGGGTCAGAGCTTGGTATAGACGGTTCCGGGATATTACTTATTTTACTTATGCCAAGTGTATTCATAAATACACCCATGTCGTTTTGAGAATTGTAAGAGTTTCTTAATTTAAGCCATAGACGATACAACCACCGATATAAAGATATTGGGTCGTTTGTATCTTCTACCACCGGCTGTGGTAATAAATCGTAAGGGTTGCTCATCGACTTAGAATCTCCCCCTCTTCTTCCCCGTCCACGGCTGTTATTGGAACATTATCAGAAAAAACATATTCATCCTGTCTTGTTCGATAAATCCCATTCTGAACAAATTCTATCATAGATTCGGTTTCTCCTTGAAATCCCAACATACCTTCTCTTTCCGGTTGCCAGTCAGGTTCGCCATTGTCTCTTGATTTTACAGTAAATCTTGGTTCATTGTTGATATCAGGGTCTTGTTCGACTTCGGTAGTAGTTCCCCTTTGAATAGTGATAATAATTCTATCAGACCTTTTCATCCTTTTAATTCCGTAATCTCTCCAACCTGTTCTTTTTACCATCCTCAATGGGGTATCGCCATCGTACATATAATTACGGCTCATCTTCCATATTTTGCCATCACGCCTGTCCCCGGCAAGATGAATACCCCAATCAGGACATTGACAGTAGGCATTAGGATACCACAAATCCCACAAAGCGTTAGTTGTATCCCAAACATTCCACCTACCCTGCCACGCTTCGTTTTCGACATCGTAGACGAGGGTAACTTTATCGGTAGGAAAATTCCATGTTATGAAGTTCTGTCCTTCAGTCCTTATCGGCATTGCAAAACAATCTGTGACGGTAGAAAGACCGTGAATAACTGAGGCATAAGGGGAACTCACCACTTTTGGGACATTTCCTTGAAGTTTGATAAAGTTTCTTTCCTGGTCGAGCCACCAGAACACATTGCCGGAATAGATAAAACTGTACGGGGCAATAGTTCCTCTGGAATGTGTAAGCCCTTCATACTTTGAAAACGGGGATACACCATCATTATAATAATGTTCTACAGAATATTTTCCTATAAGAAGAACTTCATCAAACGTTGCGCTAACCGATTGCAGAACATCGGCCTTTGCTTCCATTGCCGCAAGGTTTAGCCCATTCCACACTGTCACGGATAAGGGGTCTGACCATTTAAACCACTGTGTTCCTACTTCATTGGCTATAACCCTTGAGTCCGTATATGCCACACAAGTTGCCGCTGTGGGTGCTCCAGTATCAGTTAATGTTGTTAAAGTTGTTCCGTCTGTTGAAACGAGCCTACCTCCGCTTGCCATTACAGCATTTACACCCTGTAACCCTGCCTGAATAAACTTTGTTCTCCCCTGTGTGATTGCCCCAGTATGTGCCGTTGCTGTCCCTGCACTGTTTATTGAATACACTTTTCCATTACAGGTTGCCAGTACAAGAGATTTGGCAGGCCACCAGAATAATCCATCAATCGGCTTTCCGGTTACACCCAAATCACAAAATGGAGTAGAATAAAGTCCAGGTCTATTCATTGTGAGGAATTTTTTCTCCTCTACAATAGGATAAACAAACCCATTCCAAAGTTGAGAGCTTAACGCTGATATAGCTACATCAGGCGCACTTTCATATGGTGGAGTGTTTAATGGTATCTTCTTTAAAAAATGTGGCATTATCTTCTCATCCTTGGATAAATATGTAAATCTGCCGACTCCCTATTCCCTGCCTGTGCCGATGCAAGAGCAAATGCCGCCCGTTGTGTCAAATCCTTTCTCTCCCATGCCTGTAAACCATAATCAGGTGCAAGGGCATCTGCAAGCAACCATACAAGGGCATTCTGCCATCTTACAGGTGCATCAGGGTCTGTTGCATTGGCTAAAATATCCTGTGCCCTGAGAATCTTTGTGAATCTCACATGGCCCGAATCGTATGCTGTAGCCGTTACCCATGCCGTAGCGGTAGTCTTAAACGTTATTGCTTCCCAATAGTCAGCATAGTCTGCTCCGGTTATAGGTCTTGAAGTTGCTGCCGAGGTATGGCTTGCTATACAGATATAATATTTACCGTCTGTGCCAAGAACAAACCCTGTGTTGTAACCATAGACAGGATAGAGGCTCATCGTAGGGGCTGCAAGTTGCCAGTCAATATAAAATCTGTTCGGATCACCTTCCGATTTCTTTGTTGATACGTCCGAGTAATCCTGCCTTGTGTAAGAGTCTAATGGCACATCGGAATCCTCATGTCTAAAAAATACATTATCAACATCAATGGCGCTTGCATCAAGGGTATATTTGATTGTACCGTCAACAAGGGGGACGAGATCATCCTGCCGTGTCCATAACTGCTGCCCCTGATTCTGAAGGTCGGACATGATAAGGTTAAGCTGAGTCTTTGCGGCAAGAAATTCAGCGGCCTTTGCACTGTTGCCGCCTATCTTATGCAAGGCTGAATCAACAATATTATAAAGGGTCATTTTAAACGCACGAGTACCGGAAACTGGCATCAGTCCTCCCTCCTTGTCGGAAATGTTCTATGATGTTTTGGATAATCTTGAAGGGGCTTAGGGTCAGAACAGTTAGGATGAACAATCAGACCGGTATGCTGTTCCTTTATCATTTCAGAACGAACACCATCACAGCCACATCTGGCACAGGTGTACTTTTGAGTCCCTGGAACGAATCTATAAGTAGGGTAGATGCTTCCTCTTGACATAGCCTACCCCCTATGTCCCGTCTCTCGGCGTATATCTTGCCGTTACTTCTCCTGTCCCTGTCAATACCGGTAGATATAATCTGACGTGTTTAACAGGATATTCAACTTTGACGAACGTTGCCCTGCAAGCAGTAAGTTCGTCTGAGGAAAAAACATGAGTTTCAAATGTAACAAAACTTGACGATTCAGAAAGGAATGTTGCCGTTGTTAAATCAGAACCATCGGTTAAATCATCTGTATTTGCTGTCCACCCTCCAGCATCGGCGGCTATAAGGATTCTGCCTATCAATAATGTAGCAGGGCTTTTTATGGCTGTATTATAGTTATCAGCCGCAGCATGAGCTAAAGCTGCTGTCGTATATGCCTGTGTAGCCAGAGGAACAGCCGTTGTAACAGTTCCAGCCGCATTGATATAGACAAGAATAACCCCGTATTTAGAACCACTGACAACGTGTGCCGCCGTGAATGTGGATTCTGCTGCTGTTTTACTGTAATTTGTATTAGCAATACGGTAATTAAAACTACCTACCTTCAACTTTGTGGCATCGAGCGCACCTATTACAAGCCCGGAAGAGTCAACCAACCCGGTTGAGGCATCAGTACCTTTTGTACTTCCCTGTAATGAAACTGTTACCGCTGAAATTGGCGTTGCTGCTAATGATCTGATAAATACTTCTACATTGTGATCTTTGACATTGCTTAACTTGATTGCCCTTGAAACTCCTACTGCGGTTACAGCATCGAACAATTTAAACATTGAAGCCTCCTTGTAGGGCATTGCACCCTCTCTACGTTTTTAACGAACCCTATCTATCACTCCGGTAGGCATAAAGCCTTCCCGTAATTCTGTCTTTCTTTCAAGATATCGGCATTTATCAATCTGTTCTTCGGTTAAGGACGAGTCCCCCCATTCTTTTTTCAAGTTAGTTTCAATAGTAGATCTACCAAATCCTAAACCGGCAACGCCTAAATTCCTTCTGGTTTTGCTCGTTATGATAAGCATGTCCGATCTCCCATCATTATTTACAAAGGCCGTCACATGGTTTATAACCATCTACGTATGGGTTCTGAGGTTCTTCTGCTTCTGCATCCCGATACTTTATAACCGGTATCTGTCCTTCCTTCCCGATAGGACAATCAGAGTTCACACAAACAAAAATAGGTTCTGTGGTTGGTTCTTCTATTATTACTGGTTTCTTTGGCATATTACCTCCTATTTAAGTAGGGAGAGGGAATCCCTCTCCCCGCCTATTCGTATCGTTATTACGTCAATCCAATAAGTCCCTGATCTGACGTTGCTGCTGCTGCTGCGTAGAAAGAACCAACGATAAACCATGTTGCAGGGAATACCGCTGTATCTCCTGTAGCTCCGAATGTAGCGGTATCAAGACATGCGAACATGCAACCGCTAATCAAACCTACGTCTCCATTTGCGACCCTGATAAATCTTGGGTCAACTGAATATGGAGCCCCTGATGCAAGAGTAGGGATGCCATCAAGGAAACGACAATCTTTTATCTCGTATCCTGCAACACCTGCTCCAGAACCCGTACCTGACTGAGAAATATAAATGTCTGTATTTCGTGTTGCCACCCTTCCGCCGAAGTCACAATCAATGATCTTCAAGCCTCTTGATGCAACACCACCATACGACATATAAGAAATGATGCTCGTGGCACATTCATCAAATGAACATCCCACTATTTCGGTGTGGTTTGGGCTATCCATAACTATAGCTCCACCTGTCTTTGCATTGTCGAGCCTGCAATTCCTTATCTGCAAGCCAACAGCCCCGTTTGACGTTGCACTTGTAATGGCACTGATTATGGGTATAAGTGCCGACTGTCCTGTCCCTGCAAGTCTCATACCTTCAAGATGAACACCGGCAGCCTTATTGGTTATAAGAGGCAACCCTATTCCGGCAGTTGTTGCTTTCACATCTACGCCCAGGAAAGGCCTTATAGAATTTGCCCCTGCGCCTATGATGCTGAGCCCAGCTTTTGTTATAGGGATTGTAATGCTGTCCGTGTAGTAGGTCTGTGCCGATGCTGCTGTGCCTTTTGGCCTTACATAGATAACCGCGTTTCTTCCACTGATACTATCAATGGCTTTGGTTATAGATGTTACAGCCTGTCTGGGGGATGTACCGGAGTTACCCTGAGTAGATAACGAACCACCGTAATCTCCATCAACGAATCTGATGTTGCCGTTTTTCCCTGCTGACCATATATCTTGACGGTTCATACCGCCTATTACTACATCTCTAAAATATTTTACTCCCATTTGAAACCTCCTTGTGACCCCTACCTTGTAACCCGTAGGCTAACTAAGGGGGAAAGGGGGAGGGTTACTCCCCCAATTTTACGGGATAATCCCCGTATTATTTACGGTCAGGCCCCGCTACTTCCATAAATTGCTCTTGGATCGTCCCAGCCAGCAACGTAACGGTCTGTTGCTTTCTGGAGAGCGTTGTCGCTGCCGAAGTCATTGTCTTTCGTGAACTGCAAGCCCCACTTTGAATGTGCATAGCTTACAAGTCCATTCTGACAATCAGTTAAAATAAACCACGCATCGGGGTCAGTCAGGAAATGACCTACCATGTGGCCCTGTGGGAACATTCCCCTTGCAGGGTTGATGGCATTGGAGGCAGGGGTTTCAGGGTCTTTTTCAGAACCAAGCAACTGCCTTGCTGTCCAGTCATCCGATGTGCTGACAACTAACTTCATTGGGCGTAAGTTCATTTTCAGAACTCCACGAGGGTCAAGAAAGGCACCAATGTCGATGACTGCCTGTTCAAGTGCCGTTAAGCTCAAATCACAGGCTACGGAAGGCATGTTCGACCATGTACCTGCTGGTGTGTAAGTATGCGATGCAGAGCAAAGATATACTGCATCTGCTCCCAAACCGGACGTAAAAGCGTTGTTAAAGATATTCCAGTGATCCCATTCCTTTCCCTGAATCATGGAATATTTCAAAGCAGTCGGCAAAGCATTGATCTTGCAATACTGATCGTCTGTATACATTTCTTTTGTCACGATGAATCCTAAAGCCCTTACTGCCTGATACAAACTGTGGGTTGGCCCCTGATAGGGATCATCGTAGGCAACCCCTACCCCTTCAGGTTTTACCGGGGGGAGTCCAAATCCTGCCATGCCGAGAGTCTTTTCATACTGCTGACTTGTCGGTTTGGTAGGGAATACCTGAGACCATTCCGGCTTATACTGAGGATAGGATAATCCCCATATTGCCTTGAGTCCCGGGAATACAAGTTCACTTAAATTAGTTTCGTTTGTCATCTCAGTTTCCTCCTATAATCCAGCATACGGCGCAAGGAACACGTGCTGGTTGTATTTTACGACCACTACAGGATAAGTATCATCCCAATGGTTGTCAGGCGATTCATACAGACCAAGCACAATCCACGGCAATGAAGAGGTCCCGAGAGTGCTAAGAGCCATTCTACTTGTAAGCGTAGTTGCATATCCTACGGCATAGGTGATAATATCAGCCGTGTTAAACACGTAGGTCTGAGCCGATGCCGTGATACCGGTGCCAACTGCCACTTTGTAGATAATCCCTGGGTCGTCAAAAATCTTTATTTTCTTACCAGCGGCACTTGCTGCATCAGTTACATATTCAGCGGCTACTCCGATGTGGGTTGTAGTAACGCCAGCGGCAGCTACGGTTACGGTGCCTGTATTTGTAAGAACAACAGGGTCTCCCTTGTATATTACCTGCCCCGTAGTAACCACATATTCTCTTGGCTGAGGAATTGCCCCACCAGAGATGTGTCCTATCGGGATAAATCCAAAAGGTGCGTATGTGTCCATTGTTACCTCCTATTAATCATGTTTCAATTTGTCCAAATGTAGTTTTGTTTTCTCCTTCCCGTGTATAAATTGTTGCAGCGGGGTGTCCTCCATGAGAGGATACACTTTGCTTCATTGATTCCCTTAGACGGGTAGAGTCAACATTTCCTTGCTGTGAATAATATTTGTTTCTTTCGACTGCCATTTCTTCCGGCATCCACATAAGAATTAGTTCTCTCATCTGAATGGTTCCATCAACTCCAAGTGAATCTTGCAGGGTCATCTCTAACTCCTGTTTTTTTGCGGCTGGAACTTTTACCATTTCCCAACCTTCGGCAAGTTTCTTCTGAACGTTGCCGAGTTTATCTTTATTAACCCAACGTGGCCTCATCCCTGGTTTCCTTAACGATGCAGGGAGATCAAGTATTCGTGCAGGTTTCCACGGGGTAGTATGCTTTTTAATAGGAACCGGAGTTTCAACCTTTATCGGTTCTTTTACGGGTTCAGTAGGCAATAATATTTTTTCTTCGTTTATTGCTGGTTCTGGTGAACCCATATTGGCTTGTGACATTTCTACCGACCTTTTCAATATATTCGATTCCCTTGTTGCCTTCGCTTTTGCTACTCGTCTTTCCATTTCTTCTTTAGTCGTTACTAATTTTCTGCTCATATCGTCCCCCTACATTCCTTTAATGTATGCATCTTCAGCTTTGTCATAACCAACTATGTGGTCAAGCATCCTGTGGGCTGCTCTCTTTTGTTCATCGGATAGTTTGGTTTTAGAAGGAGTCCCATTAGTACCTCCGGGAAATTCACTTCCTACCCCTTCAACAATGTGCTTGTTGGTTAGCGTATCCGATTCTTTCAATTCAGGGAAACGTTTTTCCATATATTTTTTTACCTCTTTGAATCGTTCCGACAGTGATTTGCCCTTCCATTCATTCAGGCTCATAAGCTGATTGTCTTTTTTCACGGCACCATCGTAGAGTACCGGGTCAAAGTCTTTGTTGGCCGAATCAAACCACGGATTCTCTTTGCTGAATTTTACAACCTCAGCCGGGAGAGTTGAATCAACAACATTATCAGCTTTCTTTTCTTTTGGTTGTTGTGCCATAGCCTCTGTCTTTTTGACTATCTTTGATTTTGCTTTTTCAATTCCTTCGTCAAGATCATCAACTATGTCCCATTCGCCCACCAATCTGGCCTCTTTGCGTTTTGATTTCATCTCTGAAATGCTTGCTTCCAGTGTTTCTATTTCTGACAGATAATCATTCTGTTTTTGTAAGGTGGTTGTTTCGGCAATCTTCTCAGCCGATTCTGCAATTTTACCCGTAGTAGCCATCAACTTTTTGACAAATTCGTTTTGGATCTCGAAGTCTTTGTCTTTTTCTTCTGCCTTCCTTTCAGAATCTTTGGCTTTACGGTATACCTGCCGGAATCGTTTGTTATCCCATGCCGGATTTGATTTGGCCTTTGTATCAACCCCCACGAAGTCACGAAAGTCCTTCTCTTCGGGGGCTAACGCCTCATGTTCCTCATCGGTCATCAACTCTACTTCAGGCGATTCTTGTGGTTCCTGCGGGCTTTCAACCCTTTCTTCGTTATCCATTTATGCAACCTCCCGTGTTTCTTCTGCATCCTCTGAAAGCACATGGCAAAGGATATCATCTTCATTTAAAAGTAAATATTCGCAGTCTTTATCAAGTGCTAACCCCACTTCTTCCATCTCCGTTCTGTCGAGATTTACAGGGGCATATCTTCCGAATGTGATGAGGTCTCCTTTTTGTATATCTTCGGAAACATCAGGCCCGCAGATTTCAACCTCTCCAAGATTGAATCTCATCTCCTGTGAATTTGTCGGGATGAATAACGAACCTCTCTTGTTTACAATTTTCCTTTTAACTATTACTCTCGCGCCTCTCGGCTGTAGGTACATGCAAAACCTCCTTTGATTTATATAGTTAATCCCTTTTCCAACAACTCAATTACCCTTTCCATCTGCGCCTCTCTGCCTTGTAGGCTTCTCAAAGCGTCAACCGATACCTGAGTTTTATAAGATTCCTGAATTTCCTTTACCATATTTCCTAATTCCCTGTAAAATAATACTGTCACAGCATGGTGTCTCCATGAATCAATATCATCGGGGGTTAAAAGATCAATATCCAACATTTGACCCCTCCATAAGTTGCTGTTGCTGTATTGCCTGTAATTGCCGTTGTTTTTCTTCTTGTAAATATAAAAAACTTTTATGATCCCTCAAATGACTATCAAAATTGTTTTTCCCGTTAGGGGTCAATTCAACCGCCCACTGGCTTTCAATAAATCCTTCGTGAAATGCCAAGTGCCTCATGTGGTTCTGATTTGGTAAAACTTTCGGCATCTGATCTTTTATAAACATGGCATTTTCCTCTTCAGGTGGAATATCAGGGGGAGGTGGAGGGGGTTCAGGCTTTTTCAGCATAGCGTCTATGTTTGTGGCTTCCAGTGCTTCTAAGTATTCCCTTGTCGCCCAATATAGTGACTCAGGGTTCTGTGCCATTAATGGATTTTGTTTCGCTTCACCAAGAACCTGCTGCGATTTGATAAGTTTCTCTGCCCTGCTTGTTATATTAGGGTCTGATACGGGGATAATTTCAATATTCGATGAGAAGTCTTTCCTTCCTGACTCTATTGACTGCCATTCTCTTGAAGTTTTATCCTGAACAAGAGCATACACAGATTCTTTGAGAAAATGACGATTTATTGCAAATATTTTTCTCAACTCTTTACCAAATGCTCTATGGCAACGTTTCTGTATTACAGAAAATACCTTCAACCCCTGCTCAATAATAGCAAGCATTGTTGTAGCTGCCGTATCTGAAGGGGGAAGTTTGCCACTCATCCACTCCGCTGCGGTAGATACCTCTTTTGAATATTCATGCAGCATACCAAGCAACTGAAAAAGGATGTTTGAAGGGGGTTTAAACTTAAATTCGTAGATAGAATCCTTCAAACTTCCCATCATTATGTCAACTTCTTTGAATACACCCATCTCAAAAGCAAGATCACCTTTTTTCATACCGGAACGCTTGGCTACGAACCCGGCCATCATATTATTTAAGTGACCTGCATCGAGCAACTGGTTTATTGCTGTGTTTGCAGCTTCATTCATAGGGGATAGAAACTGCCCGAACCCTATACCCATCCAGGAGGATGGATTTGGAATGAACGTATATGCCGTAAAGCAGTTATCCACATTCCATACATCGGTTTCTCTTTCCTTAATAACCCTTGAAACTATCCTGAGCACCTGCTGAGTTTTAAAGTCAACTGTAACTACATAGGGACGCATGAGTCCATCTGATTTTTTAATCTTTCTTGTAACAGGATCATAATTTATATCGAGATATTTGTGCTGTTCAAGTAATTTTAACCGCCCTATGTTCTCCGGCGCCGATTCACTTACCCCTTCTCCGTCATCAAAGACCTGACGAGTCTCCGGCATGTTGCCATCTTCTTTGTAAGACTGCGCGGTTTTATCTAATTCATTCGGAGGTTCAACAAATATCTTGGTATCCTGTCTAATTTTTATATCGTTCCAGTGCATCCATAGAATATGGGTTTTTCTTGCCATCGGGTCATCAATGTTTCTGCATTTGTAGTTTACGACAAACTCATCAACATCGAGGAACATGCTGACCGGCCTTTCAAGAAAAGAATCATAATATGTTTTTTTGACAACAACTCCATCAAGAGGCAGGGCCATGAGAAGTTTGTCCATATCTTCTTCCCATTCTGTCATCTCGTAACGAAGTTGGTAGTTCATGTACTTAGATGCCCGTTCTGCGGCATCCTTCATTGTTCCATCACGGGTATAACATTTGACAATATCCTTGCCTATCAACGCTTCGTAAGCTCTTGCCTGAAATTGGAGACAGGCTTCTACCACGAACGGAAGGGACACATTGCTACAACTTGGCCACGGGTATTCCTTTTCCTCAAGGTATGTTAGGAACAGTTTTCTCCATGTTGCCCTTCTTTTATCAAACTCACTTCTTGATTGAATATCTTCGTTAAATTCCCTGACAACATCCTGACCAATAACAGAAAGTTCATCTTTATTAATATACAAGGAAAGATTTCTTTCATCGGGGATGTCAATCTCAATGGGGATATCAACAGGTACAGGAACGTCAGGGGTTCCGTTGTCTGGAAACGCCATCATCGTTTGATCTGGTTGCATTGCTGATATTTCTAAGTTTCCATTCATATTTAATATCCTGTAGTTTTAGACCTTCCCCGGCCTATTTCTCTTACATTGTCCTCATATTCTTCTTCCTGCCACTCGAAATGAAAGTCTTTTATCATGTCGTACAAATATGCCATTGAATCAAGGGCATCATCATGCCAGTATGGAAACTTGTCTAATTCTGCCCGAATCCTGTCACGATAAACTGAGGGGATACCGGTAGAAATTTTCATCAATCCATTATAAAGAGGATAGGCGATAGCATTTTCAATCCTGCTGCGTTTCTCCCTACCTCCCGGTTTGAGCATCACCAGTGTTTTTCTTTCTTCTGATAAATAAATGTGATGTTCCTGAGCAAGAATATTTGAAACATAGTTTGCCACAAGGGAAGCTGCTGTTTTTTCTATGCCTACTTGCATTATCATGCCATTGCGTCTGAACATCCTTGCTATTTCAAGGGGGGCTTCTTCTGCCCTCATAGGGGATATTACGGCATCAAGGATATAAACCGATGCCTCTTCGGGGCTTGCCATGTAAGGCAACACACCGAATACCATTGGTGCCCATGCGTCACCTTCATCATTTATCGCATCGCCCGCGGGGTCAACCACAAGGAACTTTACAAGGTTATTTGGAATGTCATCAGGAGAAATATCTTTCAGCATATTGCCGTCAAGTTTTCTAACCCCTATTGGTGTCGGGTTAATAATCTGCTGGCATAAAAACGAATATTGACCTTTCCTTGCCCGGATGTCATCAAGCACTTCTTGGGGAAGGAATACAGACTTCCCGGTAGGCAATCCGTCATCTGTAGCCGGATGCTTTCTAAAAGTAAAAGCAGGCTTTCCGTCTGCCCTTGCCTTATCCATAATGAAAGGAATATAAACACCTTCATGACTGTACGGGGTTCCGGTAATGTCTATGCTCCCGCCACCTGTCAGCAAATCCTCTGTCAAGTCCGTAGCGTCCCGCACCTGCATAATTACATCGGGGTTCTTAACATCGTCCTTTGTTTCCAAATCGTCTACCAGAATCCAATCAAAGTGAACACCGATGGGCATACCTTCTTTCAACCCCCATGCTTCAACGGTTGCCTCAACCCTTCCGACCGAACTACGTTGAACAACTATCCCGTCATCCTCTGAGTATTTTGGAGCCTGTGATCTTGGGTCTTTCCAGAAAACATCGGGGAAGGCAAACTTTAATATCTCTGATTTTTCCACATACTGCATGATTGAACGAAGAAATTTCTTTGCGGCAGGGCGTGTATGGCTTGCAATCATTGTGCATTTATTGGGATATTTAGCCATTCTTTGTATGGTTCTCGCTATGGTTTTAATTGAACTTTTGAACGAACCCCGGGCCCATAAATCCATGCACCAACCTTCAGGGCCATCTTCTACCTCTTTGCATCTTTCGACTACCCATGGACTGTTGCAAAAAGGCCACTTGGTTATTCCAAATTCAGGATAATCTATTGTAGGGGGGATTTCCATTACGAACTGAAGTATAAAATATAAGTCTGTGAGAATGAGTTCTCTATACCACGAATTGATAATCTGAGGTGTAACCGGATGTTCTTCCCCCTCATGCTTGTATGTTTTCTTCCCATACATAGCATCAAAGATAGCCACATAATTATTCTTGTAATTGCAATCTTTGTTGGGAAGCCATTCTACCATCAGACCTTCAGCTTCTTAACCTTAGGAATTGTTATCTTTGATATTGGAGCCTGTGACAACCCAGGCATCGTAGGGGTAGAAATCTTTTTCAAACTCACCGATGATTTACGGATAGGTGTGGTTTTTATCATTTGCAACCCTTACCCTTGCCGCCGGGTTTTCCTTTCTTGCTACCTGATTTTTTAGCCATAATTTTTACCCCTTTTTCTTTTTAGGTTGTTTCCACTTTGCAGAGTAAAGCCCTTCACTTTTGCCAACGGCCTGTGCCTGAGAAAGTCCTTCCTTCATTAATATGGGTATGGCACGACTTACATATTTGTTGCGGGATTCATTCTTTTTAACCGAAGGCACTTCTTTTTTTACCTCCACACAAGATGTAGTAGCTAATCATCATATACATCAATTAGTAGAGTCTGTCAAGAAAAACAAATTAAAACGTACACATCCTGATGCACATCCTTGGAGAACCACCATTGTTCATACAATTACTGTAGCATTGGGCGTCCATAAGAGAAGAGCTCACTACAAACATACCTATCAATATTACTGCACATAATAGCTTTTTCATAACGATCTCCTTAAAGATTATTTATTTCCATAAAAGTCAATTACAACATCCTTTGTAACATAGGGTTCACAGGTAGGAAAATGATCTCCCTCGACAAGAAGCCTTTCATAATAAGAATCGGGGCAATCCTGTGAACGGGTAAATTCTTTTTCATCGGACTTTCCATAAATATCTTCTAACCTGACATCGGGGAAATGGAAGCCAAGCACATCCTCAACATACCCCCCGACATCCATCAGACACTTCGGGCATACCATAGAATCTTTGCTGTGTACTGCCGGAATATCACACACAGGGCAATTCATTTCTATAAACGGCTTAATGAAAGTATCAAGATGAACCCTTGACACATGATTTATATAATAATTATTCGGGTGTTTCTTTTTCCTGTCTACACTTATGAGGTTATTAAGCTCCAGGACCTTAATCATCCTCATAACCGTCTTTCTATTGCAGCCACATTTCTTTGCAATCAACTCTATCGAGGGAAAACATTCTCTTGATTTATTATTCATATGTCTTTTTAAAACGGAATATACTCCGAAGGCAGTTAAACCAATTCCTTCCAAATATTTATCAATAACCTCATTTTCGCTTTTGGAATAATTGTCTCCCATCAGAATATTTGAAGTCCCAAAAACGGTACTATAACTATACTAAGAAGACGGGCTGAATTATCACTCAAAAAACTATCAATTAACCGCCTGATTAATTCTGTAATTGAGATACCCTCAGACTTAGATTTGGCACGAAGAACTTCATACTTTTCTTTCGTGATGGACATGAGGAATTGCTTCATATATATAATCTATATGAGAATAAGATAAATGTCAAGCGTTTTATAAAAATTAAATCCAGTTCAGAAGGGGTATTATGAATTTGGAGGAGGTCGGGGGTCTTCCCCCCCCCCCCCCCCCCCCCCCCCCCCCCCCCCCCCCCCCCCCCCGGGCACGCAACACAAAAAAAAAAAAAAATAAAAAAAGATGAGGGTGCGGACACGGATGGGGGTATTATTATCTTCCGTCTACCAGGTTTTTCTTTTGTTTTTTTTTTGTTTTATCCCCTACGAGCTGAGAGAGGAGGGTGGGGGGGGGGGGGGGGGGGGGGGAAGACCCCCGACCTCCTCCAAATTCATA